ACAGAAAAGCGCATTTAAGAAGATTAAAGTATATTGCCAGTTGCACAATATTTTATTTGATGATTTGATTGACTCATTAAGCACTATGAAAGGGAATGAAAAATGAGAACAGCACCAAGAGGATTGATGGCGACATTCAAAGTCACCAAGACTTACTACGTAACCGTTGAGGGCGACACCGAAGAAGATTGCCATATCACGGCGGAGAACTTATCGCCCTCGGATATTAAAGAAGAAGATTTTGAGGATATGGAGATTGAACTGCATAGTGGATTTGAATATGCCAGTTTCTAAATTCGTAAAGCACCTACCGTGTGAGCATTGCGGCAGTTCAAATGCCAATGCGCTCTATGACGATGGTCATACTCATTGCTTTAAGTGTGAAACCTACACCGCAAGCAATGGTGAAACAACAACAATGAAGGCAGTTAAACCAATGAACAAGGATATACAATTTTATGACTCTGCTACTAATTCTAGTATCTCTGACCGTGGTATTACTTCGGCTACTTGCCTGACCTACGGTGTTAAACAAGCCACTGGCAAACACTATTACCCATTTTATGATGCTGATGGCACACTAGCGGCAGTTAAAACCCGTGATGTTGCAAACAAGCAATTCAGCATTGCCGGTGACTTTAATGGCGCTACGCTGTTTGGACAGCAACTGTTTGCTAAAGCAGGTCGCTACTTGACTATCTGCGAAGGTGAATTAGACGCTATGGCGGCTTATCAGATGCAAGGGTCTAAGTATCCATGCGTGAGCGTTAGAAACGGTGCGGCGGCGGCTTTAAAGGACTGCAAAGCACAGTATGAATGGATTGATTCATTCGAGAACATCGTTATAGCGTTTGATGCTGACGAAGCAGGACAGAAGGCGGCGCAAGCAGTCGCTGAACTCTTTGGCGGTAAAGTAAAGGTAATGAAACATAAGAAAGGATACAAAGATGCGTGTGATTATTTGGCGAATGGCTCTGGTAAGGAATTTGTTGATTGTTGGTGGGGTGCTGAGGCTTATGTCCCTGATGGAATTATTCAAGGTAACACCCTCTGGGATATGGTCTCAGCTCCTATCGAGAAAGCTGATTGTGATTATCCATACGAGGAACTCAATAAACTCACCTACGGAATCAGGAAAGGTGAACTGGTCATGGTCACAGCCGGAAGCGGACTTGGTAAGTCTCAGTTTCTTAGAGAGATTGTATGGCACATCCTCTGCAAAACCAATGACAACATCGGACTTATGTTTCTTGAAGAAGGAGTACGAAAAACAGCTCGGTCTTTGATGTCGTTAGCAGTAAACAAACCAATCCATTTACCTGATGTAGAAATCTCGCCGGAGGAACTGAAAGATGCTTTTGATAGAACTTTGGGAAGTGACCGTATTTATTTGTTTGACCATTTTGGTAGTACTTCTTTGGAGAATATTGTCAATCGAGTGCGCTACATGGCAAAAGGTCTTGGCTGTGGTTACGTGTTTCTTGACCACCTTAGCATTATCGTTAGTGGCGGTGATGTGGGTGATGAGCGCAAGGCTCTCGACTCCATAATGACTAAGTTGCGGATGCTGGTACAGGAAACAGGAATCAGTCTTATCTGTGTTAGTCACCTGAAACGACCTGAGAGCAAAGGACACGAAGAAGGTGCGGCAACATCGTTAGCGCAACTGCGTGGCTCTGGTGCGATTGCACAACTATCTGATATTGTCATTGGCTTAGAGCGTAATGGACAAGCACAGGACATGATTGAGCGCAATACCACATCTGTGCGGGTTCTCAAGAACCGTTTTAGTGGTTACACTGGCAACTGCGGTGCATTACTGTATAATGGGCAAACTGGACGAATGTTAGAAATTAAGGATACACTATGAATAACGACTTAGTAGAAAAAGCACGGCAGTACGCACGAACAGACGAATACTCTGTTACCCGTAACTACATAAATGCCTTGTGCTTAGAGATTGACAAGCTACGCACCCTTAACCGGGATGTCTTTGGTCGCATACAAGATAACCGGGCTGTCTATGCTGATGCAGAGCGTTATCGCTGGCTCAAGAGTGCATCGTGGGATATTGACCCTAAGATTGTTGCACCATCGGTGATTGCCTGTAATGGCGATATGTCTGAATGGCGCTGGATGATTGGCGATGAGATTGATGTCGCTGTGGACAAGTTTATTGCGGAGGGTAAATGAGTTTTACCATCTATGAACCCGATGGAAGAATGTTTATTCAATGGTTCTTTAATATGGATGAACTTATTAAATCAATGTTGAAGAACCCTAACCATGTATATCACAGGAATGAATGATGACTAAGAATGTAAAAGTAGACGGCTTTGTATGGGTTGCCGAGAACGGTGCAGTAGATTACGGTTTCTTCTTCGGTGATGCCGATGAAGCCGTACAATTCAGCACCACACTCAAGCAGCTGATTAGAGATACGCTGGAAGCATACAAGGTGTTAGGCACTGATGTTGTTGCGCACTACCATGTTGAAGACTGTAAGCAACTGATTAAGGCACTCAACAACGCACAGAAGATGATTGAACACGAACTGAAAAGGATTGAAACAAATGAATAAACCTATTGTACGAATCGGTAATCGAGTGGTGAACCTAAACAATGTGACTTACATCATGGACCGTACTGTTCACTTCAATGACGGTACAACATGGACTGCGCTAGAGCCAGAACTTCAAGAGTTGTTTGAAGCCATGTTTGAAACAGTTAGAGAGGAAACAGTCACTGTCGTTGAAGAACCGCTAGTTATTAAAAAGAAAGTAACTAAGAAGAAATGAAATGGACTGGCACTATCCTCTGTCTCATTGGCATTGGCTTAACTAGCCTGAACATCTTTCCTTTAAACCTCTGGTTTGGTTTGATTGGTAGTGGGTTATGGGCTTGGTCGGGTGTGCAGCAGAAGGACTATGCCTTGTTTACCGTTGAAGCCGTGGCAGTAGCAATGTACTTAGGAGGCTTGATAAAATTATGCTTATGAACAACGATAAGAAGTTTGATATTGACTTACAGTACGGACAAGTATTTGAAAAGAAGGTTGCTGATATGTTGCAGCACAGCAAGATAGAAGTTAAGACCGAGCGAGAGAAGTGGAAGTCCACAGGCAACATCGTAATCGAGTTTGAGAGTCGTGGTAAGCCTAGCGGCATCGCTACCACCGAGGCAGAGTATTGGTTTCATAACCTTGCTCTTGGTAATGATATTGTAATGACTTTGGTAATCCCGACTAAAATACTCAGGAATTATATTGTTCAGACGATGCCAAGGATTGTGAGTGGCGGTGATAACAACACTTCACGATTGTATTTGCTTAATCTACAAAGTTTAGTTAAAATGATTAACGTATGCGTATAGTCCTTGACATTGAAACCAACAGCACCCACGATAAGATTTGGTGTGTTGTGTGTCGTGACATTGACAAGGATGTTGTATCTACGTTTGTGCAGCCAGCTATGTTGCAAGACTTTATTAACAACTGCGATAGCATTGTTACGCACAACGGCATCTTTTTTGATTTCCCTGTACTTAAGAAAGTTTGGGGAATACAGGTAAAAAAGTCTCAAGTAGTAGATACGCTGGTGTTGTCAAGATTGTTTAACCCATCGTTAGAAGATGGACACTCGCTAGAGGTTTGGGGCAATCGTTTAGGACACTACAAAGCACCGTACAAAAAGATTTGGTCTTGGATGACAGGTATTACACTAACTAAAGAAACAGAGAATTTACCTTTTGACAAACCAATCATGCCGTTGTTGGTTTGGTATTGCACACAAGATACAAAGGTAACAGCAGAACTGTATAAACATTTAACTCAGGAGATGGAAAATGGTTTCTCAAAAGAAAGTATTACGCTCGAACACGAAGTCGCAATTATCATTGCTGAACAAGAGCGAAACGGTTTCAAGCTGGATATGCCTAAAGCTCTATGCTTACTATCTGAACTTAAGACTAAACTGGACATTATTCAAGTTGAAATGGAAACCCTCTTTCCGCCAGTCATCATCAGTGGCAGAACACATGGCTCAAGTGGGAAGCCTCTCAAAGACATCGTCACGCCGTTCAACCCCGGTAGCCGCCAGCAAATTGCAAAGCGACTTCAAGAAAAGGGTTGGAAACCCAAAAAGCGTACCGAAAAAGGTAGCGTCATCGTCGACGAAGAAGTCCTCGCCAGTCTCGACTACCCGGAAGCCAAAACCCTCGCAGAGTACATGATGTTACAAAAGCGAATCGCTCAGGTAGATTCGTGGATAAAAGCAGTCGGTACAGACAGTAGGGTTCATGGTCGTGTCATCACTAACGGCGCTGTCACAGGTCGTATGACACACATGAGTCCGAATATGGCACAAGTGCCTAACAGTGGAAGCCCCTACGGACACGAGTGTAGGGATTTATGGACAGTAGAGAAAGGATATAAGTTAGTTGGCATTGACGCAAGTGGATTAGAATTGCGTATGTTGGCTCACTATATGAACGACAATGAATATACGAATGAGGTTGTATCAGGCGATATACACACAGCGAACCAAACCGCTGCTGGGTTGCAAACGAGGAATCAAGCTAAGACGTTTATCTATGCCTTTCTCTATGGCGCAGGA